GAATGGCTTTAACCTGAATGTCGGTAATCATTAAACCACCCACCTTGTATCAATGTTCAATGGTCGGCCCCAATCAGAGCCAGATTCTTTTAATCCAATCGCCAGATATCTAAACGCATCTGACGCATGTGAACTCCAATCGTGCAATGGCCGATCATAAAAGACCGACCGCTTTTCGTCATATTCTCGGCGATAGTTTCTCAGCGCATCGAGTCCCATCTTCGTGCGCTCTTCGTCGAACCAGCAGCGAGGCAATAACTGTCTGACGGCTTGGATGCCATCAGCAACCGAAAGTCTCGGGGCAACCTCGATCTCTAGGCCAGCCTCCATCAGGACTTCTTTGCGACTCTTGCCAGTTCCTAGCTCTCTGACCTCTACGTCGTGCGGCAGTATTTGCGTCGCATGGTGATAGCCATTCTCTTGCAGCCAGGAGAAGTACCAGTCTAGGCCGACACCGTGGTTCTCCACATAGTCGATCAGGCGCACTTCCTTTGACACCACCTGGGCTACCCAGATAGCAGTCGAATCACTCATGCCCAAATCCCAAGCACAGAATGTCTTGGCTAGAGGCTCGTTTGGAATCTTGCCGACTTGACCATCAGATTCCAGGTCATTGATAAGCGATCCGTAATACGAGCCTTCCACAGCAGCCGCAAATGAACACTCGAACTCCTGTGCGTACTTGTCAGCGCCCATCTCTTTCTTGGCTGACTCCAGTTCCTTTGGATCAAGGATGCCTGTTTCGGAAGCCTTGAACTCTAGAAGAGACCAGTCCTCATCTTTAGCTGCTCTATCTCTGAAGTCTGCGAAATGATTACGTCCCTTCGGAGTTCCTAGGAACAAGGCCCAACCGTGTCTATCTGCTAGGGCCGGCCTGATGATCTCATTCCAAATCTTTGGATTCTGATCGGCAATCTCATCAATCACGATCCCGTCGAAATACTGTCCACGCAAGCTGTCTGGGTTATCACTACCGTAGAGTTGGATGCGACGATCCCAGAAGTCCACACGCAGTTCAGTGATGTTTGCTGTGGCACCTAGTGGTCTAGTGAACTCAACTAAGTAGTCCCATGCGGTACGTTTGCTTTGCCCGTAGGTTGGACTGATCAGACCGTACCTAGGATTGGGCTTGTCACACTTCAGCGCGCTATGGATCAACTGGTTAATGGCAGCCACTGTCTTGCCCATACGTCGATGAGCAACCACCACTGTGAAGCGGCTCTTGGCTACAGCACGGTGAATCTGCTTCTGAGGCTCACGCGGTCGGTAACCAGTGTCTACTACCTTCTCATTCATCAATGCCGCTCACCACCTTGATGCTTAGAGGGCCACCATCGTTACCAGTGACTTCTGTTCTGGCTAGCTTCGGGATATGGTATTCGATCGCCTTCAGATAGATGTCACACGCTTTATCCGGCGACTTCTGCGCTACCTGGTTCATCCACATTACAAAGTTCTCAGCATTCTCATCAGCCATGCGAGCGATCACCTCGCGGACAATACCCGTTGACCTATTAGGTACGCCCTTGGGGCGCCCCTTACCTCTATTCCCCACATTTACGCCCACTTTAGGCTCGGTCTCGTTACTCATAGAGCCTCCAAGATTGATAACCTTTACCTATTGTAGCGTCGCTACTGATAGAAAAATAGATTGTCATTTCTCTAAGAAATTATGTTTTACTCCGTCGTACTCACTTTACGGAGGCAATCATGAACGAACTTATTGGATACATTGCTACTGCTTCACTTGTTGCTGGCGTTACCCTTCTTGCGATCTTTAACTTTTGAGGACAACTGTGAACAAGCCTAACTACGAAGATATAGCTACCTGTGCCATTGATTCCCTATACGCGCACAGCGACAACCTTGATTGTGCCGTTGCTTTGCTTAGGTGCCTCAAGGATCAGCTTAAGTCTACAGACTGGCCTGACCAGGATGAGAGTGAGGACAAATGGCGTGAGGCGTTCTACAAGATCAAATCAATGAATAGTCAGGCAGTGTATGCGCTTGGCGGCATTCAATCACTTATTGGACATCTCAGTATTTCTATGTGCGTTAGTGCAGAAGAGTTGCTTTCGGAGATCGGCAAAGATGTTGATATTGAAGAACTCAAGAAAGAACTTGCCAAGTAACTCTAGCCCCTTCGGGGGCTAGTTTGTTTTCCGTCCCATCAGAGACGCATTGAGATCGCCGTCCTCGTCCACATACAGCCCGAAGATTCGCTCGTCATCGAGTTCCAGATAGATATCTCCATCATCTATCTCGACGCCTTCAATCGTGCGACCTAGCAATGAATTGAACATCTCTTCCGGCGTCATAGCTTCTCCAATACAACTTGCATCGAATCTACGGCTGTAGGAGTTCGCAGGAGCGTTTCTGCATCAGCATCTAGTGTTGCGCCCCACTCACTTAACTTGAACTCCATAGAGCGCATTACAAAGCGTTCTTCCCATCCTAGATACCAGTGCCAATCTGTGTAGTAGAGCCAGGAGTTCTGGTTGAAACGCCTGATATGAGTCGGGTCTTGATCAGCTCCTAAACTCAGCCAGTAAGGCACTGAGATTTCCATCGTGCCGCCTTTGCACAGGAAGTCTCGGCAGTTAGCCATTGCTTGCACTAGGTCTTGGATGTGTTCGAGGCAATCGTTTGTCACGATCCTGCTGAACATTCCTGGCTTTAGAGTTACCTTGCCGAAGCGTTTGGTATCGAACTCTTTACCCCACTCTACCTTCGTGATGTCCAGCACTAGGTCTGGATTGACACGTTCAAGAATGTCTACGTTGAACATCTCCGGTATGAAGTGCTTACCGGACCCCAGGTGTAGTGTTTCTGGCAAGTCTTTCAATCAATTCCTCGACACGATCTGAACACAGAAGCGGAATCAGCTCTTCAATCTCTTCGTCCGTTAGCTGCCACCACGGGCGATCAAGTAGTCGTGCAATCTGTTCGTCCGTAAATCTTTGCTTGACCACGCGAGCAGGATTGCCTGCGGCGATGCAATAGGGCGGAATGTCTTTTGTGACAACTGCCTTGGCTGAAACAATAGCACCATCCCCAATGGTCACCCCACTCATGATTGTGCATCCCGATCCAAGCCAGCAATCGTTGCCTACGACAACATCGCCCTTTGTAGCTGGATGACCTTTGCCGTGCCACTTCCAGTTCCCAATGTGACCAAATGGATAAGTAGTGATCCAATCAGTCCTATGGTTTCCGCCTAAGAAAACCTCTACGTTGTCAGCTATGGATGTGAACGAGCCGATGTAAAGCTCTGCATCCTCTCCCCATGATCTGACGACCAGGTTCTCAACACCGTATGTATGCCTCACTTTTTCTTATTTCGTGCGCTAATAGCAGCGGCTTTCTTTCGTGCGTCGGCCTTACTGGATGCACCCCAAGCCTTCAGTGACAGCAGGAGCCTAGTAGGACTGCCATCTGGCTTACGCTCAGGCCCAGCCATATTCCCCATGCGAGCCAAAAAGCTTGCGCGGCGAGGATTGTCGCCAGAACGCACAGGAGACTTGAGATCAGAACCTGGGTTAGCCCTTTCATAGCTGCGCCTACCCTCAGCATTCAGGCCACCTTTCGGGTTCTTACCGGCTTTACGAGTCCATGCGGGAGATTTCATTGCATTTCTTCCTCTTGTAGCAATCCACGCATAACAGGAATGCTGATTCCTAGTGCGGCCAGTGATGCAAGCAAGTTATTCTCGTTAATACGAGCAGGGTCGAATGCAGCAAAACGTGAGCGTATAAGCGATGGATTTCTAGTAATGAAATTTTTTCCATCAAAATCATCGCCTCGATTTCTGCTAATAATTACAGAATCATACGGATTCCCAGATTCTCTTGCGTTGAGCAATTCTTTAATAATTTGATAACGATTCAAGTCTGCTTCCATTGATGCAGTAGATTGTTTTGTTTCTTTTTTTAGCGCGTTACCCTCACGAAGCATAAGCGGCATTACATTTGCGCCTTCTACAATCTCTTTAGAATCAAAGTTTGCTTTATTGGCATAAATGCTTGCTTCTGATGGCCTGTTTGTTAAATGAACGCCAATACTGTATGGATAATTTTCTTTGACTTTTGAAATGTCAAAATAAGGCACGTCATTAAATGTTCCGTGATACCAACCTTCATCAAAACCCATTGCCCTCGCCCTATCCATCGGCGTGTTATTTTTTGGCAGACCTAGACCACCTTTGCTAACAGGTTTCGCAGCATTCTTTTGCGCAATACGCAAGGCTTCGTCCATAGGTGCAGCCTTGCTACCCCTAACCATACCGATCAACGGAGCCAATGCCATGCCAGCCATCTTCACAGGAGGCGCATCTAGCAGACCAGAGATAGCGGCTTGCCCATAGTTACCTTGTGCTGCCTGACTAGCAGCATCAATGAACGGTACGCCACCACCAGTAGCAACTTCAGCAAGCAATCGACGCACATCTTCACCAGTAACATTAGGACGGACTGCACCCTTACGAGCGCGAGTCTTGTCTAGTCCCATCCGGCGAAGATTATCGTCCATTATGTTTTATCCATTTGAACCCAACGACAGTAGTAGTCGCCAGGTTCTTTAGTTTCGAGTTCTTGTCTGTATTCCTGACACTGTTCGAGCGTGTCAAAGGTTTCAATCAAGATCAACTGCCCTTGAGACAGTAGCCATAGATTGAACCAGATGATAGTCACTTCTTGGCCGTTTTCGCAGCAGCCTTAAATGCTTTGGCTGTCGGTGCGCCTTTTGTTCCCGGCTTACGCATCTTCTCGCCCGATCCTTCAGCGATACGCTTGCGTTTAGCGTGAATGTTTGCGTAGAGACCAGGTTTCATTTCTTCTTCCTCGACATTCCAGCTTGAGACAGAGCAATTGCAATAGCCTGCTTCGGAGACTTTACTACCTTACCACCCTTACCCGAATGCAGCTCACCCTTCTTGTACTCACGCATTACCTTGCCAACCTTCTTCTCAGCTTTGGTCATCTTCATTTCTTTTTCTTCCCGTCAAGCTTCCAGGTGGTCTTAGCCATAGGCTTGCCTTTCTTGGCAGCAGCCTTCTTAGCGGCTTCCATACCGGCAGCGGTGTAAGGGTACTTAGTCTTTCCGACCATCGGCATGATCTTCTCCCAAAAAAATACCCGCCGGAGCGGGTTAAGGACTACACGGAGGGCAAAGGAACCACAACTATGAGAGTGTCAATAGTTATAGTTCTTGGCACGATAATAGGTTGTTGATTTATTTTAGTCAATAGGAAACCCAAGGCTTTTGATCCCCCTGAATCAAAAGACCTATAGGATAAAAATCCTATCTCCCTCTCGGGCCATATTCTTCTTCCGAGGCCACCTTACGGGTGCTAATCGCCGTGCATCAAAATGCCGTCCTCGTTCGTGCTAGTACCTATGGAAGTCTAGCTGCGCTGGGTAATGGCGCTCGGGTTCTCTTGTCAGCCGCCCCCTACAGGCGCATTGCTACGCGGACAGTGCGGTCTGATCCAAAAGAAAAACCCCAATGTACTGATAGAGGCTTGGCCCTTGGCTTGGGCAATCACTTAGCACCGCGTTAATGCCTTGTGACCACACAAGCCCCTATCACTACACTGGGGTTAACGCGATGCCTGACTGCCAGATCAGACACTACAACAATATCACCGTTTCGCTTTCCTTGCAAGTCTGGATGCATAGTCCATAAATGCATGGTGCAAAATTTCGATGCAGTCTGAAAACTCTTCTCGAAAGCGGCTATTATCTAAGTCAATGCCACAGTCTTGTGCCGCAGGAGGCGCTTCTTTGCCTGTTCCACGGCAACGCTTGCAAACCTTGTCCGTAAGTACCTGGTTTTGAGCCTCAAATTTCACGCCCTTACAGGATCGACAAACATCTGTGAGCCAGTAGCAGAGAGCTGCTTCTGCGATGTCGTGAAGCATACGTTTGGGTAGGTGCGATCTCTCCTGGCGTTTCTTACCGACGAACTGTGTCATCAGCTCTCGCAGCAATTCCTTCGTTTTGGAATTGTCCTGTGCATACTTGGCCCAAAACGCCAAGGCTCCTAGTCCTCTTCGCCTTGCTACAAATCCACTGCTTGCAATCAGATCAGCGTCAAAGTGCAGCTCATCGCACTTGAGATTAGTACTCGTTGTTGCTCGGGTCATACGTTCAATCACACCCACTGCAAATCTCCCTTGCCGTGGCTGCCCATCCTTCCATTGAAGTTTCTACTGTAAAGTCAAAATCTTTCCACCAGTCTGCTTCCTGGGTTGCCAGGTGAACACATAGTGGATAGACGGCTCTCCATTCACCACGCTGACGCTTGTAAACGAGTAGCGGAACTAATCCATTGGATTGGTTGCAAGCCTGTGCCCACCACTCTCGTACATCTCCAAGTGTAGCCTTGGCATGATCCTTGACTTCTACTGACCAACCAGGAACACCAATCAGATCAGAGTCACCGTGGTCGTTCTTGACCCTACGTTGAGCGTTCCATCCGGTCAACTCAAAGATGATGTGACAGACGGCAAGCTCGCCACGCTTTCCTTTATTCCTAGAAAACGCGCTCATTTCTCGCCGTATTCCATTTCAAGGATCATCTTGCAATAGTGGATAGCCTTGTGGATGTCCTCTGCACCGTTCTTGTCGCGCACAACATATTTGATGACGTTGCCGCGCAGGAAGTTGATGTTGTTGTGATAAATGAATTCAGCCGGTTGGATTGCAAAATCTTTGTAGTGGCTTCCGCCTACTTGCGTTTCTAGCGCAGACATTCCT